GATTTAACGTATCCCCAAAGTTTAGACACAGGTGTTAATTTTGAATTTTGAAAAATAGCTTAAATTTGTATTAAAAAATGGGAAAACGTGGAGCAACTTTGCAACCAACCGAAATAATAAAGGCTAAAGGTTATTACAGGCCTTCAAGGCACGGAGAACTAAAGGACAAAGTTCAATTAGAATATTTATCAGCAGTACCAGAACCACCCGAAAACTTAAATGAACACGGGGCAAAGTTTTGGTTTGATATTTTAAACCAACTATTACAGGTTAAGGGATTGGTAATGATAGCCGACCTTCCAACCTTTCAATTAATGGCCTATAAGTTTCAGGTTTGGAATGAATGTGCGGCCTTGTTAAAAGTTCAAGGTATGTGGGTTGTTGATGACAAAGGTAATTCAAGGGAAAACCCGGTATTGGTAACGATGGAAAAGGCGGAAAAGATATTTATTAGTTTGGCCCGTGAGTTCGGATGCACACCTTCAGCACGAAACAATTTAAAAGCACCAACCCAAAAAGAAGAAGAAAAAGACCCGTTATCTGGATTTGAACTATAATTATAACTAATTGATTATTAATACTAAAATGCGACCTGTCCACCGTGCCAAGACAAAAAAATAAATGATTAAATTCGATACCGATAAATATTACTTTGATGAAAAGGCGGCTCACGGAGTTGTTAATTTCATTGAATCACATATCCGACATATTAAAGGCCCACAATCAGGGCAATTAATAAAATTGGAAGATTGGCAAAAGGAAGATATAATATATCCTTTATTTGGTATCAAAGATAAAATAACAGGATTCAGACGTTTTAAGTTTGCTTATATTGAGGTAGCAAAGAAAAACGGTAAATCGGCACTACTATCTGCAATTATTTTAGTAGTATTATTATTTGACAAAGATGAAGGTGCGGAGATATTTAGTGCAGCCAGTACCCGTGACCAAGCTAAAATAGTTTTTGGTGATGCTTGTAAAATGATTGGCAAAGACCCGTTTTTAAAAGAAAAGCTACAAGTTTATCAAAACTCTGTTATTTTTGGAAATAAGTCATATAAACCACTTTCAGCAGACATAGGAACAAATGATGGTATAAATGCAAACTTAGTTTGTTTTGATGAATTACACCGACAACCTAATCGAGGACTTTATGATGTTTTAATTGGTGCAATGGCAGCAAAAGACCAACCGTTATTTATAATGATAACAACCGCAGGAAGTGATTTAAACTCTATTTGCTACGAGCAACACGAATACGCAATTAATGTAAGAGATGGAATAATTAAAGATGATAGATTTTTGCCAGTTATATATGCAGCAGAACCAACCGATGACCCGTTTATAGAATCAACATGGAAAAAAGCAAACCCTAACTATGGAATTTCGGTTAAAAAAGACTACATAAAAGAACAAGCCGACAAAGCCCGATCTAACAAAGCCTATTTAAACACTTTTTTAAGATTACACCTTAATATTTGGACAAATGTAGAAGAAGTATGGATTAAAGATGAAATTTGGCAAAGTCAAGGGCAAAAGTTAGATATTAACGAATTAAATGGCGAAATGGCATTTGGTGGATTAGATTTAAGTAGTACAAGTGATATAACAGCCTTTACTCTTATATTTCCACCTTCAGACCGTGAATATTGCCCTAATAACTATCTTTCATTTAATTGGTTTTGGTTGCCTGAAGAAAAAGGCAAAGATTCAGCAGATAAAAACAACAACAATTATCTTCAATGGGTTGCAGATGGATATATTGAAGAAACAAATGGAAACGTAATTGACTACGATTATATCCAAAATAAAATTATTGATATTTGCAGTAGTTACCAAATTGGCAATTTTGCTTTTGACCCTTACAATTCAGCACAAATAGCCGCAAAGCTAACAGAACATGGGTTGCCAATGTTTGCACATAGACAAGGATTTGTAAGTATGAACTATCCAACTAAGCAATTAGAGGTTAAATTAGGAAGAAATGAGTTAATACACGACAATAACCCGGTATTAAGGTGGATGGTATCAAATGCGGTATTAAAAACAAATACAGAGGGCAATTTATGCAAAATTGATAAAAACCAAGCCCATCAGAAGATTGATGGAGTAGTTACTAATATTATGGCATTGGGTATTAGTATAGAAGGAGAAGACAATTCAAATAGCAGTTATATGGATGAAAATGAAGTAATGTTTGTTGAACTATGATAATAACACATACTTTAAGAAGTTTTCATTCAAGAGCAAAAGAATTGAAAAAAAAATTAGGTAACGGAAGGGAAGCGTGGGAACAAACAGAAAAAGAATATTTTGAAATAATAGGCAAAAACCGTTATAAAAATTATACTTGTTTTAGACAAATACATTGGCAAATAACAACCGGTAATTATAAATTTCTAAAATAAAAAAAATTAACACATAAATCTAAACAGGCAAAATACATAATATCTTCGTATTCAATATGCGAATATTAGGTATTGACTTTGGGAGCAAACGTATTCAAGAACTTGAAAACGAATTAAGGTCAGTTACTACTTTTGTTGGTAGATTTGCAGATTATGCACCAGCATATAAAGGAGTACAAGGAGTTGGTAAAATAGCTGTAAACGAACAATCATCTTTAAGATTATCGGCAGTTTGGGCTTGTGTTCGGCTAATATCTAATTCAATTGCCACTTTACCAAGTAATTTTCATGTAAGAGATTCCAACGGAGATTCTACCATTGATAATTCTATTGCGGCACAGTCAGTAATAAAGAACCCGAACCAATATATGAGTTCGTTCACTTTTAAATTTACTATGATGGCCTGTAAGTTATTGCACGGAAACGGTTTTGCAATAATAGAACGAGATTCAAATGGTAAGCCTTTACAACTAATACCAATACACCCTAAAAGAGTTGAAGTAAAAGTTGAAGATGGGGAAATAAAGTATTTTATTGATGAAAATAAAATAGCTATTGATTATAATAACATTTTACATTTCAAAGGAGTAACAACTGATGGGATCAAAGGAATGTCAACTATTGAATCAGAAGCGGAAAATTTAGGATTAGGTTTAGCAAGTCAGAATGAACTAAAACAATTTTACGAAAAAGGAAGTAAGATTGATGGTTTTGTAAGTTATCCTAATAAATTTGAATCCGGTGCAAAAATAAAGGCAGAAGAAGCACTAACAAAAAAAGTAAGCGGAACTGAGCCAACAACAAAAATACCAATATTTGACAATGGTGCTAAGTTCGTTCAAGTTGGTGTGAATCCTGCAGAAGCATTATGGTTAGATATGATGGGATATGCAGTTGAAGATATTGCAAGAATATTTGGCGCACCACCTCACAAAATCGGGGCTTTAAGGCAATCAACAAACAACAATATAGAGCAACAGTCAATGGACTACGTTAACGATTGCCTTTTACCCCACGCTAAAGAAATGGAAGAGGAGTTGGAACGTAAACTTTTAAATAGTGATGAAAAAATAAACCATTTCTTTAAATTTAATTTCAACGGACTTTTACGAGGTGATAGTCAGGCAAGGGCATCACTTTATAATTCATTATTCCAAAATGGAGGAATTACACCTAATCAAATTTGTAAGTTAGAAGATTTGCCAACATTTGAAGGTGGAGATGAACATTATGTGCAATTAAATATGATTAGCGTAACTAATGCTGCAAGTTATTACCAAACTTTGCAAACCGATAAAACAGCTAAAAGGATGGAGATTGAGGATATTTTAGAAATAATAGAAAAAAGAAATTTAACAAAAGTATGAACGAAAAAAGGTTTATAAGTGAACCCGTAATATTGGAAGAAAGAGCCTCAAATGATGGAACTAAGCAAGATTATATTACTGGTTATGGTATAGTTTTTAATCAATGGAGTTTGCCTTTAACAATGGAAATGCAAAACGGGCAAAGAGTTCAGTTTGTTGAAAAAATAGACCCTAAAGCAATTGAAGGTTTAAATATGGATAATGCCGTTTCAATGGTAGATCATAAATTTACATTAGGTAAAAGAAATAAAGGAACTATGGATATTTCTATTGATGAACGTGGCGTAAAATATTCGGTAGTAGTTCCAAAAACAACAATAGGACAAGATGCAATGGAAAATATAAAAAACGGAAATTTAGAAGGTTCAAGTTTCCAATTTTCAATACCGGCAAATGGTGATTATTGGGATAAAACGTTTACACCGTATCAAAGAACAATTACTAAATTTAGTTCAGTAACCGAAATGGGGCCTGTAACATATCCTGCATATCCTGATACAACCGCAGCAATGAGAAGTTTAGAAGAAACTGAAAAACAAGTAGAAGATAAAGAAGAAACTGAAAAAATAGAACTTGAAAAACGCATAGCTAAACTTAAAAGGAAATATAATTACGAAAAAACAAAAAATTAAAATAAATGAAAACCAGTAATGAGTTATTAGAGCAGAGAGGCGTTTTGGACACAGAATTTGCCAACCTTGCAAACTTAGGAGATAAGACTACTCCTGAAAACGAAGTTAGAATGGATGCTATTATTGCAGACCTAAAAACTTTGAATGAAGAAATTAAAAAATCAGAAAGCCGTGAACAAGCTAAAAAAGAAGTTGAAGCCCGTGCTAAATCTGTTCCTTTTTTAATTAACCCTACAAAATCAGACAATGAAAACCAAGTAAAAGAGCAGTTTTCAATGCGTAAAATGATTTTAGATCAATTGGACAAAAAAGCACCTCAAGGTTTAGAAGCCGAAATGGTACAACAAGGTGTAGCAGAAGCCCGTGAAGTTGGTATTTCTCCAAAAGGTTTAATGCTACCTGCTTTTTTAAATGAAAAACGTGCTGCTGTAAACACAACGTCAACAAGTGATACTCCAAAAACAGGATATTATGTTGCTACTGATACTTTGGTTGATCAAAGAGTTGATGTTTTCCGTAATCAATTGGTTTTGGTTCAAGCAGGTGCAAAATATTTACCGGGTTTAGTTGGTAATGTTTCAATGCCAAAGAAAACAAGTGCTTCAACAGCCGCTTGGTTAACAGAAACAGGAGCAATTACTCCTAACAACTCTGTAAACACAGCAATTACAATGTCACCAAAGCGTGTAGGTGCTGCAATACCTTACACTAAAACTTTTTTACGTCAAACTACATTGGGAGTTGATAATTGGTTAAAAGATGATATGTTTAAGAGCCAAGCTATTGCCGTTGAAACAGCCGCTTTAATTGGTGGAGGTTCAAACGAGCCAATAGGTATTTCAAGTGCTTTGACTACAACTGGAGGTACAAACTTAATTGCAATGGGTACTAATGGACTTGCTCCAACTTGGGCTTCTATTGTAGAACTTCAAAAGCAAGTAGGTTTAGCAAATGCTAATATCAATAATTGCGCTTACATTTTCAACAATGCAACAAGAGGTAAAATGAAAACAGTTGTAAGAGATGCAGGTTCAGGATTATTCCTATGGGGTGATGGAACTATGGTTGATTCACAAGGTAATGTTGTTCAAATTGTAAACGGAGAAAGAGCATTTGTAACTAATATGGTACGTTCTAACCTTACTAAAGGTTCATCAAGTGGCGTATGTTCAGAAGCATTCTACGGTGATTTTTCTGACCTTGTAATTGGTTCTTGGGGTGGTTTAGACATCGTTGTTGATGAGTACACTTTAGCACTTTCAAACCAAATCCAAATAGGTGTAAACGGTTACTATGATGTAGCTATTTTACATGAAGGTTCATTTGCAACCATCAAAGATTATTTAACTACATAATATTATTTATTATATATATCTGTTACAGCCCCTTCAATGGGGCTTTGGCAGTAGAAGCTAATGAACATTCAACAAATTACATATCCAACATCAACGGTCATAACCTTACAACAGGCAAAAGACCACTTAAGAATAACTGACAATAATCAGGATTCTGTAATAATGGATTGTATTAAATCGGCACAAAGTCACGTTGAAACTTACACAAATCAAATATTTAGTAGTGCAACATTTTGTGCTTATTTTGATGAAAAAGAAGTCCAAAGTTACAGTATGTTGGAAATTTGGAAATATCCAATAACTGCAATATCAAGTATAAAATATTTGAATGAAAGCGGAGTTGAAACAACTTTAGACAATACAACATATTCAACTGATATTATTGATTGCCCTATAAGAATATATTTAACAAGTGTTCCTACAACTAAATTAGATACTTTAAATGTTTGGAGGGTATATTTTACAGCAGGATTTACAGATACAACTTATATAAAATCTGAGTTAATAGGATGGGTAAAAATATTTACAGCATTTTATTTTCAAACAAGACAGCCAGAATACACAGGTCAAACAGTTAGCGAAATTGCTTATTCAGCAGAAAGACAATTAGATAAATATCGTAAAGATCAATTAGTATGAACATAGGTTCTTTAGACAGATATATTACGATTCAATATCCTTTAGAATCCACGAGTTCAACAACAGGAGAAAGAACTCAAACATGGTTAACTTTAGCAAATGTTTATGCGACAGTTACATATCCTAATTCAATGGCCTCAAATGAGGGATTAGACCAAGCAAGACCAACATCAAATGTAAATGTGGAATTTATAATTTGGTTTAGAACTGATATTAATGAAAAAATGAGAATTAGTTATGATAGTTCATATTTTGGAATTGAGAGAATAAATAAAGTTGGTAGCCGTGATGAGATGTTAAAAATTGTAACCGTTAAAAAATATTAAAATGGCTTTTAAAGGAATACAAGGGCAAAATAATAAATTTGAATTGCAAGGTTTTGATGGATTCATCAAAGCGGTTCAAACTATGCCCGACAAGATGAAGTCAAAAGCAATGAGGGAAATAATTGCCAAAAATATGAAACCCATATCAGAAGCAATAAAAGCTAATACACCAGTTCGTAAATCTACATCATATCAAGGATCAATAAAAAGAAAACGCAAAGATGGTTCAATAAGTACCGAAAGTATGCCTATGAATTTAAAAAAATCAATAGGAGTAAAAACATTTGGTAAAGGAACTGAAATAAGTGGTTATGCCGGTATTCAAAAAAAGAAAAATGATGGTTGGTATGGTTTTTTTATAGAACGTGGAACAAGAAACATAAGTAAAGACCCATTTATTGCAAGAGCAGCGTCAGCAAGTGTTCCAATAGCAGCCGAACATCTTACAACAGATATTAAGGATTATATAGTAAACAATGCTCAAAAATTAGGATTAGATGCAAAATGAATAGTGAAGCGGCAATATATGGGCGTTTAAGCGCAGATGCTACATTAATAGCAATGTTAGCAAGTAATACTTCAATTTATCCTGAAGTAGCACCTCAAAACGCTGCAAATCCTTGTATTGTGTATAGTGAATCAACACCTGAATTTTCAGATACTAAAGATGGTGTTAGTCATTTAGATTCTAATATTATTCAAGTTGATATTTACGCTCAAACAATGGCGCAAAGAAACACAATAGGAGCAAGAGTAAGAACTTTATTAGATAGATATTCAGGAACAGTTAATTCAATAGTTGTTCAATCAATACAATTAGTATATCAACATAAAACTATTGAACCTATGAATGATATTAACGACATAAAAATTTATAGACAAACATTTGATTTTAAATTAAGACAAATTATATAAAAAATGGCAGTAATAGCAATACAAACACCGAGCGAAAGCGGTACAACAGTAACTTACGCAGCCTGTACAGGCGGAGGTGATACAGCAGCAAATAACGGTAAAATGTTATTGCACGTTAAAAATGGTTCAGGTGCGCCAATTACTGTAACGGTAACAAAGTCATCAAGTGCAAGTGTAATAGATCCACAATATGGTTTACTTACTAAAGCGGATTCAATTGTTTCTGTTGGTGCAGGTGCTGAAAAATTTATTGGCCCATTTGCAACAGGTGCATTTAATTCAACAAGTGGAACTATTGCAGTAACTTATTCAGGCGTTACAACTTTAACAATTGCAGCAATACAAATATAATGGCAAAGAAAGTATTAGAACCAATAGTAATTGAAACAACAGATGTTGAGGTTATTTTAGTAAAAGAATACCAACACCCAGCAGGAGTTTTAAAGCCAATAGGGCATAAATTAATAGTTACAAAAGAGTTTGCAGAGGAATTAGTGGGCGAAGGTTACGCAGAAATTTTAAAAAACTAAAAATAAAATAAAATGGCAACAACAGGAATTGTAAACGGAACGCTCATTGGAATATATGTAGCAGGTACAAAAGTAGCAAATGCAATGTCTAACGATTTAGATATTAGCATGGCAGTAAGGGACACAACAAACAAAGATACCGCAGGATGGAAAACTGGACTTGGTGGTATGATGAATTGGAGTTGTTCAGGAGAAGGTTTATTTGCAGAAGATGCAGCCTATGGATTTGATGATTTATTTGCTGTATTAACAGCCCGTACATCAGTAACGGTTATGATAAGTTCAGCAATTACTGGAGATAAAAAATATAGCGGTTCGGCTTTATTAACTAATCTAAAAAGAACAGCAGGGTTAGAGGATAACGCAACATTTACCGTATCATTTGAAGGTACAGGACCATTAACAGAAGCAACTATATAAAGTCTTATGGCCAAAGAGATTTTATATAATGGGGTTAAATATCCTTTACAGTTTAATATGTTAGTTTTTCGTAATTGGGAAACTGAAACTAAAAAGAAAATATCTGATTTAGGAACTTTGGCAAACGGTTCGGGAGCGGTTGAGGCAGTTGATGCCTTAACCCTCCTTTACTTTGCTATTCAAGATGCCTGTGATGAAAAAGAGATTGAATTTATTGTAACACTTAAAAGTTTTCTGAGAAATGTAGATTTTTCAAATATGGGTGAAATGATGAGTTTAATTGATTTGGGAGAATCGGAAAACAAAAGGCAGCCGAAAAAACAGAAAGCGTAGGAGTAGATTATTTCTATTCTAAAGCCGTTGGAAGTTATGGTTTAAGACCTAAAGATTTTTGGAAACTAACATTAAAAGATTTTTCATTAATCCAAAGTGGGTTTGTTGAAAGGTTTGATATTGAACAACAACAGGAATGGGAGCGGATTAGATGGCAAACGTATATTTTAATACAACCATCTGTAAAAGCTAACAGTTTAAAAACCCCAAAAGATTTGATATGTTTTTCGTGGGAAACAAACGAAAATCCAAATTTAAAAGAGTTAGTAAATGCAAAAGTATTTGATATATTTCCAAATAAATTATGAGTAAGTACGCAGCGGTAAACGTCAAATTTGGCGCAGATATAAGTCAGTTTTCAACGGCAATGCAAAATGCAGCCCGTGAAATGAAAAAAGCCGGTGACCAACTTCAGAACGTTGGCAAGTCTATGACTATGAATTTAACAGCTCCTATCGTAGCATTAGGGGCAGCGGCTTTATATTCATTCGGTCAAATAGATGCTTTAAAACGTGGTTTAATTACATTTAGCGGTTCAGCATCCTTAGCAGAAGAAGAATTTACAAAACTTCGTGAAGTTGCTAAATTGCCCGGAATAGGATTAGAAGAAGCCGTTAGAGGTTCTATTAATTTACAAGCTATTGGATTAAGTGCAGACGATGCCAGAACTGCAATGATGGCATTTGGAAATGCTATTGCAACAATTGGAGGTGGTAAAGAAAACTTTGATTTAGCAATAAGAGGATTCGGTCAGTTAATGAATGCAAGTAAACCTTTACAGCAGGACTTGTACCAAATAGCAAACCAATTACCACAAGTAAATAAGTTAATGATAGAAGCCTTTGGAACTAATAGGGCTGAAGATTTAGCAAAACTTGGAATAAGTGGTAAGCAGTTAGCGGACTTTTTAGTAGTTGAATTAGGTAAATTACCACAAGTAAGTGGAGGAATAAAAAACTCATTTGAAAACATGAGTGATTCTGTTAAAATTAGTTTAGCAAGTTTTGGCGAATCAATAGAAAAAAACTTTAATATTTCGGGTAAAATTAATGATTTATCAAATGCTTTGTCAGGATTGATAAATGGTTTTTCTAATCTTAAACCTGAAACGCAAAAATTCATATTAACTGTTGTTGGTATGGTTGCAGTTATTGGACCATTAGTATTAGGTATTGGTGTATTAGTTAATTTACTACCTACACTTATGGCAGGTTTTGGAGTTTTTAGAGGTGCGGTTGTTTTAGCGACAACAGCATTAAAAGCGTTATCAGTAGCAATGAATGCTAATTGGGTAGTAGCACTTACAGGAGTTTTAGTTTTAGCAGTAGTTGCTATGAAAAATTGGGGTGATTCTACAAGTGAAACAACCAAAAGACTAAAAGAGCAACGTGAAGAAACAAAAAAATTAGCAGATGAAAAAGAAAGATTAAACAACCCTTTATTAAATCAGAAAAAAGCAGCACCATTAGAAGGTATTGATTTATTTGGTAAAGGTAGCGGTTATGATTCATTTAGAAAAAAAGGTTTTGAAGGTGGTGGTGGAGAATTTACATATTTGGGTGATGTAAATGTTGCAATAGATAATACAAAAAAGCAAACAAAAGAATTAACCGATGCTGAAAAAGCAGCTATAAAAAAAGCAGGTTTAGCAAGGTCAGCAGCAATGATTGAATCCTATAAAGGGATGCAAATTGAAGTTAATAATGCAATGCGAAAAGCAGATGCACAAAATAATGCAAATAAGTTTAATAGTGATTTAGAAAAAATATACAGAGGACAAGCCGATATAGTTGGCACTGGATGGGAAGGTTCTACTCAATCATATGCAAAAGGTGTTCAAGGTTTTACTTCTCAAATGGCAATAGCACAAGGTAAGATTTTAGCAAGTATAGAAGAACTTAATTTACAAATATCAAACGCACTTAGAGATGGTTTAGGCAATGCAATAATAGACACATTTTCAATAATAGGTGAAAGCATAGCAACAAATCAAGATCCATTTAAGGAATTAGGTAAAAATTTATTAGATTCATTTGGTAAATTAATGAAGACAATAGGTGCTTTAATGATAACAATGGGATTAGCACAATTTGCATTTAATGTAAGTTTAAGTAGTTTAAATCCTATTGGAATGATTGCAGCAGGTGCGGTATTAGTTGCAGCAGGTGCAGGTATATCAGCAGCAGCAAAAAAAGGTTTAAAAGGTGCGGATAGTAGTCAAAGTATGAGTAGTTATTCAGGCAGTAGTTCACAAGGACAAGATTTAGTATTAACAACCCGATTAGATGGAAGGGATTTGGTTATGAGTGGACAAAGTACAAGTTATGTAAAACGTAGATAATGGGAGCAGTAAGAATAAGTACAGAATTTTATACCGACCAAAATGTAAGATACAAGGTTAATATTTGGGATAGTGATTGGGCAAGTGCTACAATTACTTCTTTTAATAATAACGGATTTGAATTAGAATATGATAGGTGCGATAAATTTCTAACACCGTTAATTCCATCAAGTTGTTATTTTACGTTAATAGATGATAATTCAGCAGCGTTTACAGCGTTTAAAACGGACTTAGCAAACGCACAGGAAAACGAATTTAAACTTTATATTGAAAAGTATGTTAGTGGTGCATGGGTAATTGATTGGGCAGGAATTATTATGTCCGATATGGTTAGTTGGGATAATGATGGTTCACCACGTTATTTTGAGATAGTAGCAAAAGATGGATTAAACCGATTAGAAGGTATTACATTTGACAAAATATTAACTACTCCTTATACAACCCAAGCATTACAAACAGTTAGTAAGATAATATTTGACTGTTTAAGTTATGCAGGTACGGCACAATTTTGGAACGGTTCAAGTAAACCTTATATGGCTTGTAATTTAGAAAAACATGATGTTTTACAAACAGGAATAAACCAAGCCCAAATATTAGATTTAATTTATATAGGAAAAGAGTTTCTTATAGATGATTCAAGCAAACCTTTAAACGGTGTAACAAGTTATAAATTTAGAGGTCAATATGATGAACCTTTAAAAACCAAAGATGTATTAAGTCAAATATTGCAGTTATTTGGTTTAAGAATTATTTTAAGTGAAGGAACGTGGCAAATCTTAGAGGTAATTCAATTTACAAGGACATCAGATGCTTTTGGGCAATATAATTATTTAGGGTCTTATACAGGTTCAAGTGCAGGAACTTTAAAACTAACTGAAAATGGAACAACGTTAGCAGTTTTAGCAAATGGGAAATATGGTTATTACCCACCAGTTAAAAATGCAATGGCTAAGATTTACCCGAATGAAATATTAAACGGTTCTTTTTACTTAATAACTGGACTTTATACAGGTAGTGCTTCAATGATATCAAGCACATTTGCATTAGGCACTATTTACGGTGGTACTGATTTACAATTAGGTGTAAATATTTATTACGATGTTAGAAGTTGGAACGCATCAAATTGGCATGATACATATTTAGAAATTACTGCAAAGTTTGTTTTAGGTTCAAATAGAGTAAAGGAAACGGGAACATCATTTTTTAAGGGTGAAGATGCGGCATGGACCACAACAGCCGCAGATAAATATACTATGATTGATGTAGGATATAACCATCAAAAATCAGAAAATAGAATATTATCATTTAGAACAACTGACATACCAGCAGGAACACATACAAATTGTACCTTAGTAATAACAGCAACTTTAAAAAGTAGAACAGGGGCAGCCTTACCAACAAAAGCGGATTTGAATATTTTTATGAATCGTATTGAAGTAAGTTGTATGGATTTGGCAAAAAGTCCACCATCTTACGGTCAAATATCTGAATTAGAATATACCAATAGTAATTTAACGGATAACTCTATAAATATAGATTACGGTTTTTTAAGAATTAATGATAATTTAGGAGGAGTTAATATTTCAGACTTTAATTCTATAATGGTTATTCAACCTAATAATGCGGGTGCTTTAACAAGGTCAACGGATTGGGAAGCGGGATATACAACAGATGTAGGATTAGTTGAAACACTTTTAAAAGAAACAGTAGCTTTACAAGCAACAGCAATACCAAAATACAACGGAGGATTTAGAAGTACAATTTATGATGCTTGGAACACGATTGAATATGATAGTGTTATATGGGCGTTTATGGGAGGTAGATTCAATGCGAAGATGGATGAATGGGTTGGAGAATGGTTTGCAATAGCACATGACAGTTCAATCACTATTGCAGCAACAACAAGAGTAGATGATTATAAACCCGATACTTTTACACCTACATCATGGCGTAAGGACATACCATTTGTAGATGGTTATCCAATAGGACATAAGCCTGTTATAAAAGTAAATACAGGTGTTGCAATTTCAACAGCTACCACAAGTTTTACAATAGATGCAGCCGAATACGACCATATAAGAAAAGGCGATACGGTTAAATTAATAGACCAATATAGTTTAGCAAATATTCAATCATGGGTAGTTAATGCTAATTGTGAAGTTTCAGATACAACTTTAACGGTTGTAAGTGATACAACCGACCAACAAATTTACCCTAATGCAACATTTGAACACGAACCACGAGAATACTTAGTTAGTAATATAGTAAGAGCAACAAAGCAATTTCAATTAGGCCCATCACTAAATTATGAAATTAACCAAATATTAAAAGTCATTACAACAGATGGAACTATTCAAGAAGCTACAACAGATGGTTTAACAGGAATAGGCTCATCAAATAGAATAAAAATACCACTTAATTCAGCAGTAGGATTAACAATTACCATAACAGCTAAAGAACAGGGTTCAGATAATTGTGCTATGCTTATTAGACAAGCTTTAATTAGCAATAACTCTGGTACAGTTTCATTAGATGGAACAGTACAAACAATAGGAACAGATATTGATTCTGCATCAATTGTAAATACAATTTCTATTACTGCAAACAATACAAATGATTGTTTAAGTGTTGAAGTTGATGGAATTGCAACTAATATAAATTGGACTGTAAATGTAAAAGGAGTAGTAAGTATATATTAATGCCAACAATAAATAAAAGTAAAAGATTAAGTTGGGAATTTAAACCAAATCAAAAGAGTTGGAGCAATGACCCTAAATTTTACCAAAGTAGAGAATGGATTATAATGTCAAGGCAAGTAAGAAGTGAAGAACCTTTTTGCAAAGAATGTTTAAAAAAGGGAATAACAAAACTAAGCGAAGTTTGCGACCATATTATTTCAATTAAAAATGGTGGTTTAAAACTTGATCGTAATAATTTACAAGGACTTTGCAGAAATTGCAATAATGCAAAAAAAATATAACACTTTAAAAAATAACATTAACAAAGTAATAATTTTGAATAATGGCAAATAAACTAACAGTAACTCAGGGCAATACGTTAGAGTTCACCATAACAGTAAGCGATTCAACCGGAACGGCAGTAAATTTAACTGGTGCTACAATAGTAGTTAAAATTTATAATGGTTCTACAATTGTTGAAACATACACTACAACAAGCCATACAACACCTTTAAGTGGTATTTCAAGCGGAGTTTTTACAGCAGCACAAACATTAGATTGGCCTGTTACTTTAATGGGTTATGAAATACAAACCACTTTAAGTAATTCAAAAGTCTATTCAATGACTGATTATGTAGAATGTAAAAAAGATATATAATGGATGTTTCATTTGTAATAGATCAGCAGTCAGTTTCATTTTTAGTAGCAGAAATAACTAATATTGGTGGATTAGTAACAATAACCGACAATAATTTAGTATTTGTTGGAACGGTAGCAGGAGATTCTTTACAAGTAATAGCAAAAGACACCAACCTTAATATAATAAATGCAACATACACCTTAGTAGGTAATGTGCTAACTTTGTCAAATATTCCAACAGGGTTAGTAGACTATATACTTACACAAGATGGAGGATTTTTATTGCAGCAGGATAGTAGCAAATTAGTAATAAATTAATAAAATGGCAGATAAAAAAATAACCGAATTAGTACAGATAGACACTATTTCAAGTGGTGATGTATTTCCTATTGTGGATATAAGTGATAACATCACGAAGAAAATAGATATTACACAGATTAAGGCACAAAGCCCAGTTCAATCCGTTAACTCTAATATTGGCGTTGTTGTATTAACTAAAACCGATATTGGACTTAGTAACGTAGATAATACAAGTGATGCTAACAAGCCTGTTTCTACTGCTCAACAAACGGCATTAGATGGAAAGGTTGATGAAAATGCTGCCATCACAGGTGCAACAAAGACTAAAATAACTTATGATGCAAAAGGACTTGTTACCGTAGGTGCAGATGCTACTACGGCAGACATTGCTGATAGCATCAATAAACGATATGTTACAGATGCCCAAGCTACAGTAATCGGAAATACAAGTGGTACGAACACGGGAGATAATGCAACCAACTCGCAGTATAGCGGATTAGCTGCAAGTAAACAAGATGCCTTAACTTTAACTACTACGGGAACTTCGGGAGCAGCAACATTGGTAGGTGCTACTTTAAATATTCCACAATATTCGGGAGGAGGAGGTACTACTTGGGGTTCAATTACGGGTACTTTATCTACCCAAACTGATTTACAAACGGCATTAGATTTAAAAGTACCTTATACGGGTGCAACGGGAGATGTAGATTTAGGTAATTTCAGTTTAAATGCCAAAAGTATTCACGCCAAAGGAACGGCAGGCAATGGTCATTTAGGGTTAAAACATCAAAGTAGCGGTTCAACGGCTGCTGGTAGTGAATCGGTAATATATGCGGATTCAGTTGGTGACCCTAAGTGGAAAAATGCGTCAAACACCGTTCAAAGTGTAATGCTGCAAAACACAGCCATTACAGGTGCAACAAAGACAAAGATAACCTATGATGCTAAAGGATTAGTAACGGCAGGTGCAGACGCAACCACAGCCGACATTGCAGCAAGTACAAATAAGAACTATGTAACGGATGCACAACAAACAGTTATTACAAACACAAGCGGAACAAATAGCGGAGATAATGCCGTTAATAGTTTGTATTCGGGATTGGCAGCATCAAAGCAAGATACCATTACAGGGGCAGCCACAACAATCACATCAAGTGATTTAACGGTTTCAAGAGCATTAGTATCTAACGCAAGTGGCAAGGTTGCAGTAGCAACAACCACATCAACAGAGATAGGTTATGTAAATGGAGTTACTTCGGCTATCCAAACTCAAATTGACACAAAAAGTGCAAAACTAATTACTACCAACCGACAGACTGCTTCTTATACTTTAGTTATTGGCGATGCAGATAAATTAGTTGAGATGAATGTTGCTACTGCCAACAACTTGACAATTCCTTTAAATAGTTCAGTTGCATTTGCAACGGGTACACAAATACTTTTGGCACAATATGGAGCAGGACAAACAACGGTAGTGGCAACGAGTGGAGTAACAATAAGAAGTAGTGGTGGTAAATTAAAATTAAATGTTCAATATAGCGGTGCAACTTTAATTAAAATAGCCACAGACGAATGGTATCTTTTTGGCGACATCTCTGCGTAATCTATTTGGAGATATTAAAAATAAATTATGATATTAGCAAGTAACGGAATTTTAGCAAGTTCAATTCAAAGTGCAGCAGCATTATTGTTGGACACATATACGGGAGCAGCAGCAGCATTTTCAGTAAGAAAATTAAGAACTGCATATAGTGGTAGTGCTATTAGAGTTCGTAGGTCAAGTGATAACACCGAGCAAGATATTGGATTTAGTGGTGGTAATCTTGATACATCGGCATTAACTACATTTGTTGGAGCTAATAATGGATTTGTTGTTACTTGGTATGACCAAAGCGGAAATGCAAGAAATGCTACACAATCAACGGCAGCAAATCAACCACAAATTGTAA